GTTGTTGTTACCATTATATTCCCCTTTCAAGCGAATAAATTAATATATGGACCCTCTAATGAGCGATCCATATATTATTATAGCAAAATATTTATATCTTGTCTACTTCTTTTTGGCCCTTACCTTAGCAAGTGCTTCAAAGTCTTTTACCTTAGTATCCCCTAGGTATCCCCAGGCATATCCATCGGCAATCATTTGTTCATTTACTGAGACTTTAGATCCATCTAGGAATAGCCATCCAAGGATGCGTCCATATTTTTCTGATGAGTCCATCTTCTCTGTCTTAATTACAACTTCTTTAGCATCTTTAATCTTAGACTTTACATACTCTTTAGCCTCAAGCCCCAGCTTTTTCTCAACAAGGTCTTTTGTCCTAGACTCTGGAGTATCAATTCCAGCCAGTCTGACTCTTGAACTAAATGATATGTCAAAACCTAGATCAATATCTACGTCTATTGTATCTCCGTCTACTACATTATTTACTTTCTTAACGTGGTATTCGTACATTACTTCTTCTTTACGCTTGCTTTTACTGTAGCAGGTTTTGGTGCTGCCGCATCCCAATCTGGGCGAGCAACCGACATAACTAAACTGTATGCTCTTTTCTTCTTGAATACACCGTCGCCATTTGCTTGACTTCCCTTTGTATCCCCAGATGTATTGCCTTCATATGTGATAAGATTTTTTCCATCATTTGAAATAACAATTCCCACATGCTCTGTATCTGTTGGTTCTTTATCAAAGTTAAAGAATACAACGTCTCCTGCCTGTGCTTGTCCAATTGGAACAATTCTCTTATTTTTTGCAAACCATTGTGCTCCTGCATCACATGATGCAAAGCCTTTCTTTGTTGAAGCGGCAACTAGGTGAACTAATCCTGCATCATCAAAGCATCCTGAAACAAACATTGCACACCATGGTTGGTGATTCATTCCGTATCGCTTTCCAAAAACTGTATCGTTATTTGTTCCTTCTGTGTACTTCTCATCAGCATACTTCTTAGCCGCTGCTAATACTTTTGCTGCATTTGCGTGAATTACTTCTGCCATTTTATTTCTCCTTATTGTAGTTTACTATACTATAAGTATAGCATTTCTTTATTTGAGCGGATGATCAGAATCGAACTGACCCCTTCTGCTTGGAAGGCAGAGGCACTACCAATATGCAACATCCGCGTTGCGCCGTCGGCAGGAGTCGAACCTGCGACCAAGACCTTAGAAGAGTCCTGCTCTATCCTCTGAGCTACGAAGGCATTAAATTAATCGTTTGGAATATCTTCCTCATGCATATTAATCTCTACTAAGCCCAAATCTTTGGCCATTTCATGTCCTTCTTCTGACATTTCTATTGTTGCTTCAAGGTTATCATTATAAGTAACATTTATTAAGCCCGCCTCATATAATTGAACTAATGATCTATCAACATGCTCTTGATGAGCCTGCCATAACTCTGGAGCAATATCTTTTGCTTTTTCTGTAATCTGGAAGATAAATTCTCCATGCTCATCCATTCCCGCTAGCTCCACTGCACCCATTTCTAAGTACATTGATAATTTCTCATCATCATCCATATGCTCTCCTAGTACAACAGGTAGGACTTGAACCTACGATTACCGAATTATGAGTTCGGGGCTTTGACCAACTAAGCTACTGTTGCTTAGTGACTTATTGTATCGTGCCATCTTCATTCTTGTCAATAGTTTCTTCTACTATTTGCTGTACATATTCAGAAAAATGCTTTCTAATATTACCCATCGGTCTATAGCCAGTAGATTTCCAAATTCTTTTATATTCAATTACGTTGTTAAATGTAGTTGGACATAACACTATTCCATTATACTCCTTTAATACCGTTGGAAGCGGAACATGCTTGCCACAACATTTACATTCTTTAGCTTTTTCTTGATAAGTGCTCATATTATCGTCATCCTGTCCATTGCATCTCGTAAATTTTCAGGCATTCTTGGTGCCCTTATCATATTATATGAGCTGGTATCTCCATCATTTTTTGTTCCAAAGTCGTTGTCATAACTCATGGACTCATATGTATGTATATTTATTTCTTCATTTGTGTCAAATTTACTTCTACTAATAGAGTTGTAAATAGCTCCACAAACTGCATCCGCCAAGTCTTTTGAACCTTTTCTTGGGTGGTCAACCCTGTCTCTCATTATCTTAAGCTGAAGTAATTCATCTATAAGCAATTGTATATGTGGCCCAGACAGTCTTTCTTCTGCCACGATCATTGCCATGTCGTCATAATGTTTTTTAGCGACAGACAGAATCTCTGTATTGATGCCGTATTGTTTTAGTTGTTGCATCATATCGTGAGAGTTCCATCTGTCAAAAGTACAAACTCGTATCTTAAATCCACGGGTTTTTAATGAAAGAATATAATCTTTTACTTCAGTAAAATCTACAGACTTATCTTTTGTTGGTGTCCAGAATCTAACAGCATCTATTTCAACAATAGGAGCGGGCTGAGAATATGTATCGGTAACTTTAACATTAACCCACTTATTTACATGACCCATTGCTACTGCACAGTGGTCATGTTTTTGCGCTAAGTCTACGTGTATAAAGTATTCCTTGTCTGGATCTGGAATAAACCATTCTTCAAGCCTACCAAAATTATCTACTGCAAGATGCCCTTTACTAAAAGCCTTCTCAATCTTTTCTCTTGATTTAAAGAATGCGTCAACTGCATCTGGCGGCATGCATGCAAATCTAGACAAGGCGTCTAAGGGGTTTGTAAAGAATGCTACTTTAAAGTCATCAATCTTTCTTACTGGGTTCACTTCCCACGTAGGTCTCTTAAGAGCATATACTCTTGGAATCTTATAAGACAGGATGTGATCTTCTTCCCATTCAACACTAAACTCATTGCCTTCTGTGTTATCTGGTAGGTCTTCATCCATTTTGAATCTATGGTCACGTACAATAGTTTCTTTTTGAGCTACCACCGCATCATATCTTTGCTGAATATAATCATTCTTGTATCTAGGAAATGACAATAGAATTACTTTTCCAAAATCTGGGAAACGAGAATCTACAGATGCACGGTACATATCATATATAGCTGCGCCTGTTTTTGCCTGTTCATGACCTGTTGTATTGTCAATAGCAAATCCTGAAATTTCATCAAGGATAACCACAATTACGTTATAGCCTTCCCAAGCTTCACGCTCCGAGTGACCTGAGTGTACGGTAATGGCTTTATCAAATTTAACTTCTGACGCCTTGTCATTATACTTTCCAGCAAACCAAGGTGATTTATCAATGCGTGTCTTAAATCCCTTGAAGAACACGTTGCTTGCTTGTTGAGAGTTAATAGCAATGTTAATAATGTCAATGCTGTCTCCTGGAGGCTTGCCATAGTATGTGGCTGGATCTTTAAGGCACAATAGTAAATATACTATATACGAAGTTGCAATGGTTGAGCAGTAATCTTTGCCCGACCCTTTTCCTAATTGAGCCACTACTTCATTAGCAGTTTGTTTAAATCTTATCTTTCCTTCTTCTTCTCCAAATAATTTGATGAGGGTTGACTCTTTATAGATCTGCGAACTTTTTTCGATAAGTGTGTACTGATAGTCGGAAAGTTCTGGAAGCCCAAGGTATTCTGGACTTCTAACAAACGTTTTAAGATCGACTGGTTTTTCATCGAACTCCTCTCCATCGAGCATGTCGATAAGGTCGGTAAAATCAAACGACATCGGCTTCCTCTACTTGAACGGATTCAATTACTCCAGTTATTTGAGATAACCTTTTTGCTACTTCCATCTTACACTTAGGGCATATTGATGTAGTCTCTTTTAAAATTCTAACAAGGATGTCTTGTTTACGTTCTGTCTCTGCAATTTGTGATGCAATCTCATTGTTTTCAAGTACGCCAATAGATTGAAGCATTGCAATTCTTTTGGTCTCTATATCCGCAATAAGCTTTAATGCGCCAGACTTTATTCCTAATTGGCCAGATTGATCTGCATCTTCTACTGTTTTCCACGCCTCTTTGATAAGCATGGCATAGTGCTGATCGGCCCCTGAGATGGCCTCTCGGGCACGATCTCTGATATTGCTATCATTATGTACTACATCTTTCCAGTCGTCAATTAGCTCAAGGACTTCTTTGCGCTGGATTCCAGTAGTAGTGGCAATCTGGGTAGGCGTACTTCCTTTAAGAAGTTCTTCAACCACCTTGTTCATTCTATCAAAATGCTCTGATAATTCTATTTCGCTCATTACTATATTATACTTTTAGTCGACTAAAATGTCAATCAGATTTAGCCTTTGCAATCTTATATAATACTAAATAGCCAATCAAATCATCAATATCATTGTCCCCAGCATAGCCTTGATTATTCTTAACTCTATTTAATTTATCATCAATACGAACTTTTAATTGTTCTGTTGAATCCGCTGTTGAAAATATTCTGGCAGGATCCAAAGCTGAATTGCCGTATGATATATTCTTTTCAATTAACATGTGTGCAATTTCATGGCACGTTGACCATATTTTATTTCCTGCTGGCGCTCCTACAGATTTTAAATATAGATCACTGCAATTAAACTGAGTAACATCCTCAAATACTGGTCTTAATTTCATTGTGTACCTCTCACTAAAGGATCCTGAATCCATTGAATATAGCTTCCATCATTCCATGCTTGGCTTCCATAAATATGCTTTACAGACTCAAAATGAAATATTCTCCATTGTTCGCCTCCGTAACAATGGAACTTATATAGTTTAGCATTATCAGAAGAATTTAACAATAGATAATCATCTATAATATTTTCTACTTCTATCCCCAAGGCTTTTGTAATTCCATTTGTCCATATCGCTGGCCCTGTATGAGTGTGTACAAAATGATCTGAGCCGTAACTTGGAGACATTAATTTATCTTTAATTAAATCTAATACTGATTTTAAAATAGGATTGCCTGCTGTTGAGGCAAATGTCCATTGACAAAAATGTTTACTTGTTTCAGGACATACAATAAAATCTTTATCATCAAGCATCCATTGAGATATAGGGAGCAAACATTCTGTATCTAAGTCTGTATACACACCGCCATACTTATATATAACCATATACCTCCAAAGGTCTCCACGCATGACACCGACTGGAAGATTTATAAATATGTCGTACCAGTCCTGTCCATACTCCTTTAATACTAACTCTCCAGCCTGCAAGTCATCCATGTACCTGTGCTCGTACTCTGGATTTAAATCACTCCATGTTTGCATAGAGTCGTACATATAGTTTTTTAAGCTATCATACGGATCTTTATATGTTTGCCAGATAATCTTAGGGATTGTCATTGTTAAACTCTGCAATAAATGTCCCAGTTACTTCAAACTTTTTATGCTCAACAATGTGACTAAACTTTTCTAGTACTCTTTCTACTGTCCAGTCTTCTTCTACGTGTACCTCATATGGGTTGCCATTGATTGCATCCTGATGGTAATGAATAATAGGAATAGATATGATTGCATATTTTGCCTGTTTTGAAATCTTATCCCATAGACTTATAGCGTCAGGCTCAGACATATGCTCAAGAATATCTCCTAGTATAACTAAATCATATTCAAAGTTTGTCATATCTCTTACATCCATCGCAAATAGCTTATCGTATCTATTTAATAGGTTGAATTGATCTATGTATGGTTGCCATACCTCTACTGCATTTACTATTACCCCCGCTCCCAACCCTTCTCTGATAAGATCTAGATAGGTTCCTTGCCCAGCACCGACATCTAGTACGGTTTGTGGGCGCAGCTCAATTATTTTTTGTTGAGCCCATGGCTTGTTTTCTGGATTAGAGTATCCCATTTAATGCTTCTCTCTTTTGCTTTGTTTGAAATGTTGACTCTATAGGAAATAAAGAACAGGCTGTAGATGATTCTGGCTTTAATGTAAAAATATTAAATAAGTGTGTCTGTCTAAACATATGCCAGTCTAGCGGCAATGATATTCTAGTTGATGACTCAAGCAATCTCTCTGCCCCCTTTCTAGTTATAATATAGCATAAGCATGACCAATCTTGATATGGGTAGCATACATCAATAGCTCCGAAGTCGTTAGTATGATTATATTTATAAAATTGATCTTCTGGTGCAAAAAGGTGCAGCACATCCCAATCATCTGGCATTTGTAAAATAGAGTCTTTTAATATATCAATAAACTTACGACTATAAACAATGTCATCTTCCATCAATATTAAATAATCTGAATCTGTTTCAAGAAATTTTTTCCATGCTGTTCTATTGCTTGCCCAGATACCGATCTCTCCGTACCTCCACCCTTGCTCGCCGTCTAAAGAATAGCCTGAAGGATCTACAATAAAATCAGGGTTGTTGCTAGCAAACTTTAAATATTCATCATTAGATGAAATTTTAAATGTTGGTGTATCAAGTTGATCAGAGTATAAAGAAAGATAATCATTAATACTATTTACCAGATGATCCCTGTCATTTTGCTGCTCAATGTGAAAAACTTTATGAGTAAATTTCATCTCTTTTTAATCAATCCAAACTGATCTAGATATCTCTGTATGGTCATAGCGGATACATTACACTCTTTAGCTATCTCTGTGACTGTCTTTTTCTGCAAGACATATCTACGGTGTAGCCAATCTCTACTTTGATAATATTTCATCGTTCCGTCAATATACTGTTTGAATAATGTGCAATCCCGAATGAATCTGCCACATCAAAATCTGTTAAAGACAAATTATACTTATTATTAAAATAGTTTACTGTTCTTTGCTTACGCATATTACGTAGTTGGTTTTGATACCAGGAGTCTGCATAGCCTGGATTTTTTACCCTAATAGCCGCTTTCTCTTCCTTTGTAGGGTTCTTATTTCCTATGTATGCCTGCCAAGAAGAAGGGGCTATAGTAATAACCTTAGCTCCAGTAGACATCAACTCTGCTATAACAACTCCATAAACATATGATAGTTTAATTACAGCATCTGCAGACTTAACAAATACTGCTCCTTCAACAACAATATAATCTGATCTAAGTTCATCAAGCATTGAAGCCATTTTGATCTTAGCATCATGAATCTTTTCATATATGTCATTGCCTGTTAAATTAATTTTACCCCACTTTAATGGAACATCATTTTCCATCAAGCAAAAAGCAATAGAGTTAGTTGAGGCATCTATACCTAATACTCTATTTGCTTGAATCTTTTTTAGACTAGCTAATGTCATCTAGCATCCTAAATAACTTACTTTTGTTTTCCAGGTTAATATTCTTTTCACATGTTGCACAAAACTCTCCCTTGTTGTATCTGCTAAGCTGATGTCCACACCTAGAGCAAGGTCGCAGAGCACCATTTCTAATTGCTTTACGCTCATAATATTTTTCCATGATCCTACGATTAGTAGCAATTCTGCAACACTCATCCGCACAATACTTTTGATTATGCGTCTTAGGCTTAAAATTCTTTTTACATTCCGAATTAGCGCAGATCATACAGAAGGAACCTCAAATTTTTCAATTTGAACTGTGCCAACGGGTGTCTCTTTGGAGTAGCATTCTTTTTTAACTGGGCAATATGTACAAGGCATCTTTGACTTTGTAGCACCAGCAGGTCTCATTGGTAGGTCGCCATCTTTAAAGTTATCCCAAACTTCACACATCCAAATAAATGTGTCTTCAATAATCTTTGTATTTCTTTCATTCATTGAAATTGGAATAACTAATATCTCTTGGGTATTCTTATTCTCATATAGGAAGAACCCTTCTTTAGCCTTCTTTAGCTTCATGTATGTTAGAAGCTGAAGCATATGATTAGCAGTAGGTTTCATTTCAGACTGTCTTGTATCCCATACTTCTTGCTTAGCCGTTTTAATTTCACCGATTACGGTTTCACCATCGTACTCCATAATTAAATCTATAAAGCCTCTGATGGGTGGGTATTCATTTAGAATCTCTTCTTCTTCCATTTTGAATTGAGGCATAGTAGAGATAAGTTTCTGAAGTCTTTCGTGAGCCTGTGTTCCCTGCGCCATATTGGCGACTGCAACTGCATCATTATCATCAATGAACATTGCACCAGAGAAGGCCATGTACCAATATCGTGGGCATGTGCCGTGACCGTACCCGAGAGAACTTGGGCTAAATGACTTCTTTGTCATCTCTCCGTCTGCACGTTTAGTATTTCGATAAGACTCATCAAGCAGTTGAGCAAATAATTCTGGATCAAAGAACTTGCCAGTATGCTTTTTAAACTTTAAATTCTTTACTATATCTCTACCCATTTAGGAGTTATACCTCACAACATATTTAAGCGCATCAACCAATTTGTCTATGGACTCTTTTACAGAATAATATATATTCTTTTTATTATTATTTGCCGTTCCAGCCTTGTCCTTAGCAATTGTAGAGTATACAGATGCAAGCACTGCAAACTTAGTTGACATTGCTTGAAGCTCCATAATTAAATGTGGTGCTTTTGCTGATGGAACATCAGGATTCATTAATAATTTTACCACAATTGCAAGGGCTCTGTCTAAGTGCTCATCTTTCATGAACTCATGCAGATCATTGAACTCTGTAATATCACTAATTAACTCAAGGGTATTTTTATCCTCAGCCATTTTTTATCCTCTTATCCCATTTATCTATAAATAACCCAAGGGGGTATCCAATTACAAAACCAATCATTAATCCAATAAGGAATGCTGTCATGCGAATGCCTTTTGAACTAACGCATATCCCATCCATAATCCAACGATACCCATTAGGCCAGCAAATACTGGCGGGGCAGGGATAGGCAATTTGAATATGCTAAATACTCCACCTACTGCAACTCCAGTTAGAGTTGTATAGATAAGTTCCTTCATTAGAATGGAACCTCTGCTTCTGCAATATCCCATTTAGCAGGTGCTGACCATGAGTTATCAAATGCTGGAGCAGACTCTTTCTTTGATAGCGACCATGTTGTTACTGCAATTGTGTCTGCATTAACATCATAAGATGTGCGGCTATTTCCTTCTTTATCTTTCCAAGTCTCTTCATAAATCTTACCCACAATAACTACTTCTTGACCCTTCTTTAAAGTAGCAATGCTTTGTTCCGCCAAACTCTTCCACGCCTTAACGGTCCACCATGACGTATCTTTATCATCCCAGCTACCTGTTGAATCATTCTTTACACGGTCATTAGATACTATACGTAGTCTAACTCCGCCTCCATTAAGCTTAACTGGATCTTGCCCTACACGACCAACGATTGTAATTGTTGGATTAGCCATTATTATTTTCCTCCCAGAATGCGATCAAGTCTTCTAAGACTGACCACTCAATGATTCCAAGACGAACCTTGGAATCCTCACCGAT